TCGATAAATTTTAAAGGGTACTGTTTATGACTGGCGAAAAATTAAAGGGTTTTATAGTCGAAAACGGCTATACACTGGCTTCTGCGGCGCGTTTGCTGGATATGACACCGCAGCACTTAAACCAGGCACTTTCTGCGGCCGACGTTAAAAGCGGGCTGCTGGAAAAGATTAGCGCAGCGTTCGGGATCAGCATAGCGACCCTGTACGGCGAAGTGCAGGGCGTAGCGATAACCGGCAGCGGTAGCGGCGTAAACGTAAACGACAGCGCGGTAGTAAACCGTTTCCTGTCAATCATCGAAGAAAAGGACAGGCAGATAGCCCAGCTGCTGCAAATGCTTAGCAAATAAGCCCCGGTCAGCAAATTTTCAGCAAACGAATTTTGGGACTTCTAACTATTTAATACTTAATGCCAAAAACTACACCCACTATACCTAAGGGGACTGGACAGGAAACGGCCAAATTTTAGCGGTTAATAGTATGAATATCAATATATTAGCGGTTTATAAATTTCCCCAAATAGCGGTTATTTTTCCCCAAATAACTGTTAAAAAGTGGCGTTTTAGGGTGCTTAAAGGCGCGAAAAGGTACTTAAATCAGCAAATTTTCAGCAAACAAAAGGTGTGTTACTATGGGAAAATCTGCGCTACGACTGGACAAACGCCGCCCTTTACAGGACGGTACGTACCCTGTCCAGATTAAGGTAGGCTACGGCACTAACCTTTACCTTTCTACCGGCATATACCTGGCCGCAGACGACTGGGACGACCGGCTACAGGTCTGCACCGGCCGGGCCGCCAGACGGATTAACACGATACTGGGTACACTGCTGCTACAGACCAGTAACCGTATCCTGGACTTACGCGAAACCGGCCAGTTTGGAAAGCTCACTACCGCCCAGCTGCGGCAGATGCTAACTAACCTGGACTTAACGCAGCCCACCGTGGGCGTACCGTCCGTGGGCGAATACCTGGACAGGGTGCGGGAATTAAAGACCGCGAATACCCAGGTATCCTATAAGACGACGCGGTACCGGCTGTCCCTGTACTGCGATCCAGACCAGCTGCGCTTTAGCGATCTAACGTACGCCTGGTTCGAAGCCTGGATAAAGCAAATGGAAGACGGCGGGCTAAAGCGTAACACCGTGGCCAAATACCTAAAGGTCGTTAAGACGGTAATAAAGTACGCGGAAGACGACGGCGTGCAGGTAAACCCGGCCTATAAGAAAGTGGACAGCCGGGCCGAAGCCGATACGCCTATGCGTAACTTACCGGTACAGACGCTGCGCCGTATCCGCGACACGCAAATAAAGGGTAAGACGGCCTGGTACAAAGACGCTTTTATGCTGTCTTTCTATCTTATCGGCATTAACCTGGCCGATCTGCTGGCCCTGCCTAAAGACTGTATCGTAAACGGCCGGCTACAGTACAAACGCGCGAAGACCGGCAAAAACTACAGTATCCTGGTACAGCCGGAGGCGCAGGCCATTTTAGACAAATACCCCGGCAAAACGCACCTGGTAAGCTTTGTGGAAAAGGTAAAAGGCTTTCGGCAAAATTGTAACGCCTTGCTCAATACTTTGGAGCCGGGCCTAACGTGGTATTGGGCGCGGTATTCCTGGGCAAACTACGCCGTGGATTTAGATATACCCAAAGATATAATTAGTGAGGCGTTGGGGCATAAGCACGGCAGCACCGTTACCGGCATTTACATTAAGTACAGCCAGGACAAAGCCGACGCGGCTAACCGCCAGGTGCTGGACTATTTCGCCAGCGATCGCGTAATATAAAACCCGCGCTACACTTCACAGCGGGGCGCGGGGTTGCACTTTTAACAGTACGGAAAACGGATTGTTAAAACTTGCGCTTTAGGTATAGGAATAGTAACCACAAAATAGCGGCTAAGATGCTAAGACCGCCGGCCCAGGCCAGGACTTTGGTAAACGCCGGTGTGTACCGCACCTTTTCCACGCGGTCTATGTACACAGGCACGCTTATACTGTCGCGCTGGTGTACGTACATAGTGTCGCGCAGATACCGGTAAACCTGCACGGTGTCGTGGGCTGTCCGGGTCTTATAAATATAGCGTTCTTTGTAGACGGTCTGGCCCTCTACGTACACGCTGTCGCGCTGTACCACGGTGTCGCGCAGGTGCTGTACGACGCGCAGGGTATCGTGCTGGACAGTGTGCTGGTAGATCGTGTCGTGCTGTATCTGCGGCAGCGGCACGCCGGTACCGGGCCGTATAACGCTACAGCCGGCCAGAGCGACCAGCAGCAGGCAGCAGCAGAACAGACCGGCCAGCCAGTGCCAAACGTCGGCCAGGATTAGTGCCAGGCCGCCCACCACGAAGTACAGCAGACGCACCCACCACCGCTGCGGGTAGTTAAGGTCTACGTCTTTGGTACGTTCGCGCTGGAAGCCTACCAGGTAGGCCGCCTTATGGGCCGCCCACTCGCGCAGCATCGAAGCGGTAGTACGCATTTGCAGCGGCTCGCAGTAAGGGTACTGCGGGCGTGCGCCGTCCAGGTAGTCTTTTACTTCTTTCTTCGTACACTTCCAGCTGTCTGGGATATGTACGTTATAGGTGCTTACTAAAATTTTGTCCGGGTCGATCATAGCTATTTCGTGCTAAGGTAGTTTACGATACCGGCGAAGTGCAGCTGCACGATCGCAGCTTTGCCAGCCGGGCTTAACAGGTATTCCACGTCCTGCCGGTTATCCTGGAAAAGGTTTTCGGTAAGGACGGCCGGGCAGTTCGTGTCGCGGCACATAGCCAGGGACTTTACCCAGTATTTCTGCGTAGGCAGCGGCTTACGTATCTTAAGCCCTTGCAGCGCGGCAGCGTCGGCCAGGCACTCTGCCAGCCGTTTGCTGTTTGCGCTGGCGTTCTGGGCCACGAAGACAGACCAGCCGCGCGCTTCCAGCCACTGGCTGCCGCTTCCGGCGGCGTTGCAGTGGATCGAAACCAGCAGGCAGTTAGACGCGCCCAGCATCTTGCAGACTTTGTTTACCCTGCTTACGCGGCTGTCCTTTCCGCTGTTTAACGGCACGTCCGTTTCTTCCTGCACGATAAGTTCTGCGTCGTAGCCGGCTGCCAGCAGCTTAGTGCAAAGGGCCGCCGCTATATCGCGGCAGTAGCGGTATTCGCGCAGCCGTCCGTCCGGGCTACGCTTACCAGGCGTATTAACGCCGTGGCCGTTATCTATTAGTATCTTCATAGGTTATTCGTCTTCCAGGGCGACAGGTTCAGCGGAAGCGGCGCGGGCCTGTTCCTGTTCGAACAGGATAGAAGCTACCAGCTTTGCCAGGTCGTCTTTGTTTTCTATAATAATACTCATAGTCTTTTCGGCCTTGCGCAGTTCTTCTTTCTGCCAATTCTTTTCGCGCACGCTCTTAAACTCGCAGAAAATACAGTAAGCGGCCCAAAGCATACAGAAAGCAGGCGCGGGTATGATTACGCAGGCCAGCAGGTCGATACACATAAGCACCAGGTAAGGCCCAAAGTATTTGCGGGCCTTTTCGCAGGTCTTCTTAAAGCCTTGCGACGTGCGCGCTTCGCCGCGCTGCCGGGCCTTGCGCACGCCGCTAATTAAGTCCAAAAGCATAGCCAGCAGCAGGGCTGCGGTGGTAGCCACAATTAGTACGATATGGCCGTACAGGTGGCTGGTGTAGTTAAGTATTGCTTCGTTCATATCTGTAAAGGGTGTAAACTATTTCGTTATTCTGCGCTTCGACGGTTACCAGGTAGGCCAGCGAAAGGTGCTGCACCAGTTCGGTATCCAGTTTGTCGCTGCGAAGCACGGCCAGCGGTTCGGTCTTCGGTTCCATATCAGTAGTCGCCGTCGCGTATGCGTTTTAGGGTTATCGTTTTCTGCCGGTAGGCCCTGCGCAGGCAAAGCACTTCGTAGTGGCCCTTTATGTACAGATACTGCCAGGCGTTCGGGCCGATCATAGCCAGCACCTTTATACGGTTATTGTATTCGTTACACTGGCGAAGCAGGCCCAGGTAGCTGTTTATGCTACAGACGGCGTGGCGTATCTGGCGCAGGTCTTTGGCGGCGTTAAGCCGGCGTACCGCCACGATAAAATTAGTAAGCACCCGGTTACAGATATAGGTACGTCCGGGCTTTATGATCATACCGGTAAATTCTACGCCTTTGGTGTAGTGCTGTAGGTAGAATTTGTTTTCGTTAAGGGCCAGCCCATATTCGGCCAGCAGGGCGCGTATCTTTGGCACGGCAGCCAGCAGTACGGCTTTGTCCTGGTGTATGCAGTAGAAGTCGTCCACGTACCGGCCGTGCAGGGTAATACCCAGGCTTTCCAGGTGCCAGTCCAGCCGGTTAAGCAGAAAGTTTGCAAACAGCTGGGCGAAAAGGTTACCTATGGCCACGCCCTTACCGCAGCCGTTCGTAAAAAGGGACTTGTTAGCCGGCAGGTAGTCCCAGAACCGGGCCGGGCTGTGGCGTTCGCAGTTCTTTTCGGGTTCGTGCAGGATAACCACGCGGCAGGTATACCGCAGGTCTTCCACGTCCGGGCCGTCGTAATACTGCACTATAAATTCGTCGATAAGGCGGGCCAGCATTTGCCGGTTAATACTCATAAAGAAGCCCTTTAAATCCAGCTTCATTATCCAGCAGCCGGTCGTGTAGTTCTGGCTGGCCACGCGCAGGTCGTTTTCCAGCATCTTAATACCGTACAGCTGGCCTTTACCCTTTCGGCAGTTAAAGGTACGCGGGCTAAAAATCTTTTCGAAAAGGGGTTCCAGCCGCAGGCCCATATAGTGGTGTACGATACGATCCTCAAAAGAAGCGGCAAACACTTCGCGGTAGCGCGGGCGCGTTACGACAAAGCAGATAGACTTACCAGGTAGATAGCTGCGGGTATTGATACGGTCGCGCAGCGCGATAAGCCGCGCTTCGTAGTCCATTTCGTATACCACCGCACTGGCTGTTTTCCGCTTTCTTCTACGGCAGTCGTAGTACGCTTCCAGCATATCTACCAAAGTAACCATATCTATAGTGTATTATTCTGTTTCCCGAATAAGTGCTGAAACCGCGCGCACCCTGTTCCTGTTGCTGGCCTTAGTGTTGTTGTTCATATTGCCGTTGTTGAGGTTCAAGTTCCAGGCGTTCGTGCTACTGTACTCTGTAAGGCTCGCAGTCTGCGCCGTATTATCTTGTTCTTAACCAGAAATGCTGGTATACGGCCCATTTATTACGGAAAAACGCACGCCCAGGCGGCCGGGGCCGCCACTGGTTCTGGCGATTTATTCGCTATTATCCTTACCAGACATAATTAGCGAATTTTTCCACGCTGTACACTGTTTACCGATAGCGTCCATAAGCTCTACCACTTGTGCGTGCCGCCCCTTGCTTCGTATCCATTTGCGTTCGCCAGCCTTTCGCACTAAGGTTTTAAGGGTTTCAAACTTAACCTGGAAGTTTACCAGGTAAGATATGCGGGTTTCCCGGTCGCGGTTCATATACGCCGCCGCTATATCCTGGATCAGTTCTATAGCCAGTTCGTGCATTTTCGCGCCTACGCTGTATTTGTACTGGCGCGGAAAGTCCGGGGTTATGGCCAGGATATGATCGAATAGCGCGTTAGCGTCTAAGTATATCCGGGTACTGGAAACCAGCTTTACTTTGTTACTCATAAAACCTTAGTGCCTAAGCTTTTAATACGGCTGCCGCCGTATTTTAAAGGTTAAAGACTGACTACTAAAGATTAACCAATAAATGCTGAAACCGCGCGCACCCTGAGCCTGTCGCTGGCCTTAGCGTTGGAGTTCATATAGCCGTTGCCGAGGTT